TTGAATGATGCAATACGCAATCATGTATTTAATCGGCGCAGCAATGTGCAATCATTGGGCAAAGACTAGCTTTATCGGCAAGACAATTAAAGAAATGCTTATTGACGAAATGGAAATTGATGACGAAGAGCTAGACCGCTCAATGCTTGCTGATATTGGCATATTTCTAATCTGCTTGATATTGTGGCCGATTCTTCTTATGAAGATGCTGAGTAAATAGCCGCTTAACAGCGGCTTTTTTGTGCGCTATACTGAAATTACCTTTCAAAAAAGACTGTTAACAAATGACATATAGCACAGACAGACAGCCAGACTATGAGGACAGGCTACCGAGAGGGCTTGGCAAGAAAACTATTATGCTCGCGGCCATTGAAGAAGAAACGGGCGGCGACGAGAAAGAGTTTTTTAAAAAGGTTATCCGAATCGGCTTGGGCAATGCGGCAGATGGTCAACCGCCTGTGCCAATGCTTCTCAGTGAAGCCATGAAGCGATTGCAGCCGCCACTTAAGCCAACTGGCGAGAAGATAACTTTAAACATCGCAGAAGGCGCTACTCACGCGCAGAAATGCGAGTCTATCTTCCTAGCAGTGACAAGCGGCGGCATTAGTGCTGAACATGGCCAAATGCTAATAGGCATGATCAAAGACACTTTAGCAATCACAGAATCAACCGAATTAGTCAAACGCTTAGAAGCATTAGAGGAAGCACTTGAAAAAGCTAACGGCAACTAAGCTAGAAGCGCTAGAGAAGCGAATAGCGAGCGCGACGACTGATGCAAGCTATAACACTGTATTCGGCATTGTCAGCCCGACCGAAGGCCACCTGTATAACCTTGAATTCATAGACGGAGTTTGGCAGGAAACTATCAAGCCGCCTGAAATATTCATTGCTGAAAAACTTGAGAAGGTGCTTAGGACTAACAAGCGCTTTGTGATTGTCATAGGTGGGCGCGGCTCGGGAAAGTCTGTACAGCTAATTGATATTGCCTTGGCTGGAGTTAAAGACTTAGGCGATAAGGTTTACTGCTTGCGCGAGTTTCAAAACTCACTAGAAGACTCAGTACACAGCTTGATAACCACTGAATACCAGCGGCTAAACATCAAAGGCTTTTCAACGCAAAACAATATCATTCAGCACGAATCAAGCGGCGGCTCTTTCAAGTTCAAAGGTCTAGCTAGAAACCCTGCAAGCATTAAGTCAGCAGCAGGCTTTCGGCGCTTTCTGATTGAAGAGGCGCAGACTATCAGCGCAGAGTCAATGAAGGAATTGACGCCGACAGCTCGAAACAAAGCTAAAGCCGGATTGCCTTCAAAATTCCTAGTCGAGACTGATGAGGAAGAGAACCAAGAAATTGACCAGTTAAACAAGGTTCAATTAATATTCATCGCTAACCCTGCATCAAGTGAAGATCCATTTAGTCAGCGCTTTATAAAGCCATTCGAGAATGAGCTTTTAGCAGATGGCTTTTATGAGGATGACTTGCACCTAATTGTGGTAATGAACTACTGCGATAATCCTTGGTTTGATGACTCAGGCTTAGAAGGTGAAAGAGCATTCGACTATCAGAATCTTCCTCGGGCTTTGTACGATCACATCTGGCTTGGTAAGTATAATGATTCAGTTGCTAACTCTATCATCCAGAGCGAGTGGTTCGACGCCTGCATTGACTCACACATAAAACTTGGATTTAAACCAAGAGGCGCGAAAGTGTTTTCACTTGATCCAGCCGACACTGGCAAAGATGCAAAAGGTTATGCCTTGCGTCATGGCGTTGTCTTCACTGATGCCGGAGAGATTGACCAGCCGGATATAAACACTTCACTAGATGCAGCCGCAGAGATGGCGATAGATGAACGAGTGGACTTATTCACTTGGGACTGTGACGGTATGGGCGTGGGGTTAAAGCGCGAGGTTGATACCTGGATGGCTCCGAAGAATATCCCGACCAAGCAATTCAGGGGCAGCGGCTCACCGGATAACCCTAAAGCCATTTATGAGCCAGTTGGCGAGCAGTTAAGGCAAAAGACCAACTCAGAGACGTTTAAGAATAAGCGCGCACAAAATTATTGGGAATTGCGAGACAGATGCTATCGGACATACAAAGCTGTTGTTGATGGCGTTTATGCTGATCCAGATTCTTTGATTAGTTTTAGCTCAGGTATTAAACTATTACAAAAGCTACGCTCAGAGCTTTGCAGAATTCCGAAGAAACCGAATACAAGCGGATTTATTCAAATTATGAGCAAAGAAGAAATGCGCAAGTTAGGCATAAAAAGCCCGAACATAGCAGATTCTGTTATGATGGCGCTAGAAAAGCCTGACTCAATGAATTCAGATATTGATACTTTGGAGTTCAAATCATTATGGTAAAAGATCCAAAAGACTGCTTGGCAGCATTCGTCAAAGCGCAGTCAGACGAACACGACAACCGCGAGCTTTCCAGAGAAGAGGATTATTTCTGTTTGGAAAAGGGCGGCCAATGGGAAGATAACGTAGTTAACGCAATGGGCAATCGCCCAAAGTTTACGTTTGATAAGGTCAATCCAATCATTGACGACATCATGGCTGAAGTCGAAGGTATGGACTTCGGCATTAGAGTCAGACCAGCAGGCGGCGGTGCAACTAAAGAGCTGTCAGAGACCTACGCAGGAGTTATCCGCTACATCGAAAACCTGTCTGATGCTTCGACCATTTACCGCCAATCGACTCGCCGGATTTGCCGACGCGGTGTTGACTTCATTCGGCTAGATACAGGCTGGTCAGGTGAAGGATTTGACCAAGACATTCTGATCAAGTCTGTGCCTGACTCAGTCAATCGCGTATGGCTCGGCTATCACGAAAAGCAAGACGGTTCAGACGCAAAAGAGGCTTGGCAACTTCGGGCTATGGACTCGAAAGAGTTCGAGAAAGAATATGGCCGACCATGTATCAGTGTGGGAATTGACTCAGAAGATTACACCAAAGAAGAGCGCAGCGACGTCGCTACTTTCTTGGAATACTTGTGCGCAAGACCATACGAGAAAACACTTGCTTTGCTCAGTAACGGCAAAGTGATCGAGCTAACCAAAGAAACGCAATCAATCATTGATGAATTAGCTTTGCTTGGAATCAATGTAGAGCGCACGCGCAAAGTTCCAGCAGTGAAAGTGTATAGCCGCTTCTTAGACGGACAGGATTGGCTAGGCGCTGAAATGCTAACGGTTTGGGATTCAATTCCTATTATTCCTGTTTACGGCAACTTTGAGCTATTCGACGGCAATATCAGCTATTCGTCAATCACTCGGCGCTTGATGGATGCTCAGCGAGTATACAACTACGCACGAAGCCGCGAGATTGAAGAAGGCGCATTGGCTCCACGTAAGAAACTGTTAATGACTGCCAAGCAGGTCAGCAACAAGCTAACGCAGAAGCAGCTTAGTGAAATGAATACAAGTGCTGATCCAGTGCTGATTTACACAGCAGACGGTGAAGCTCCGCCGCCATTCGAGACGGCAGGCCCGCAGATTAACCCTAATCTAGCCAATACAGCAGCCGCATCGAATCAAGACATGGCAGAGCAAGGCGGCGTTTACTCAGCTCAACAAGGTGCTAACCCTCGCTATCAGTCAGGCTGGGCTGTTGAGCAGATGATTAGCAAGGGCGACGCCAAGACAACTAAATGGTTAAACTCTACCGCTATCGCTGTGCGCCGTATCGCTAACATGATCATCTCTGCCATTCCTAAGGTTTACGACAATCAACGGCAACTGCGAATCCTAAACGATGACGGCACTGACGACATGGTGACGATTAACGAAGAAGTAATCGACCAACAAACCGGACGCGTGGTTACAGTTAACGACTTATCACAAGGTAAGTATGACGTAGTTGTCGAGCTTGATAAGGCGTTTAAATCACGCAGAAACGAAGCAGCAGAGCGATTGATTGCGCTTGCTGGCATTGATCAAAGCCTGATGATTGAAGCGGCAGATATTGTTTATGGCTCGATTGACGTTCCAGGTGCGGAA